GAGCTAAAACGACAAGATATGTACGAAATATTTGGTTTAAAAATGGGTGCTGGTATGGGTGGTATAAATTTAAGTGATGATAAACTACAACAAGAATTACAATTTGTTGTATCTAAACATTATGATACTTTACTACTATACTTAAATTCTAGATATTTAAATCCTTATGAAGTAACAAGAAGTAATCTAAAAAAGAATATAGATGTTGCAATGAAATTATTTTTAAATGATATGAGAAATCAAAATGGATATGCGTTTGAATAATGGCTTTAGTACAATACCCTATATATAACACTTATAATCATTTATCTAAAGATCAAATAAATTATGATGCTGTAGATACTATTATGAGAAGAATCAATATGATGTCAGATTCTGAAAGAAACGAAATGGGATTAACAGATGAATTTTTACAATCTAATAAATTATATCAATACATAGAAGATGGTAGAATTAAATTTACTTACGATAGAAGATCAACAAAACATAAACCTACATATCATATACATATAGATGTAGCTGGTGATGGTATGTTTAGTAATTTAAGTAATCCTAATAGTCCTGATGCAAGTTTTATGCCTGAAGGACAACTAGATAAATTTCACCCAACTAAAAAAAGTGTAATACAAAAACAAGCATACGATAATTTATATAATAAAATTAGAGCAGATAATGCCCAGATAAGAAATATTCCAGCATTAGATGGTGCTGCAAGAGAGTTTTTTGGTTTTCTTATGAATATAGGAAACCTTAGAAAAGAAGGACTACAAGGTATAGAAAATATAATTAACGAAACACCAGCAATAAGCAACATCTACAAATTCTTTTTTGGTCAAGATGTAGATTTTAATGTAGATACTTTTCAAGAGTTAGGTGAACAAGCACAATATGAAAGTATGATACTAGAACAAACACAACAACTTTATGGTGATGAATCTAGAGCTGCAAAATATTCAGGTGTATTCCAATTTGATAAAGATAGTAAAATGTTAGAAGTAGATAATATATTCCTAAATGTTATAGGAAAACATGAAGGTGGGTTTTATGCAACAGTATATGATCCTACATACAGAGGTGATAAAACTCCAAGTGAATTAGGAGGAGTAGAAAATGTTTCTGAAGATTCTTTAATATCAAAAGATTTATACGAATATACTACAAGTGATAAAGGTGATCCTACTATTGGTTATGGTTTTTCTATAAATCCAAATACTGCTGGTGGTAAAAGAAATATTAAATTATTAGAAGATATGGGATATGACATAAACAAGCTAACTAGAGGTGAAGAAAAACTTAAGATGATTGATGGTCAGCGTATGTTTATGCAAATTGTAGATCAAACATTAAAAGAAGTAGAAACACTAATTGGTATGGATCTAAGAGGTAATAGAAATGCTTTACTATCTGTAGTATTAGTAGATTTAGCATATTTATCTGGTACTGGTAAAACAAGTTTTATTGGACCAAGATTTAGAAAAGCACTTAGTAACTATATGAAAACTGGTGATAAAAAATATATAGGTGCATTTCAATCATATGATGGATCTGATAAAGCAGTTAAAGGTAAAACATTAGCTGGATATGAACCTACATTATTAAACGAATTATATAATGATGGTAAAATGCAGAAAGACATAGGTATGGGTGGTAACTATACAAGATTCGAATATCTATCAGGTTTACTAAATGCATGGTCACAAGGATCTATGATAGACTTTCCAGCATTAAGTATAGAAGATAGGTTTGCTCCATAATGGGTGAAGTTACTGCTTATGATGGTAAAAGATACGACTACTATGATGATATAGTTAAACCTAGAAGTTTCTTTGATAATCTAGGTACAACTACAAAGAACATAGGTAAAGGTTTTTTAGACGAGAACCTAATTGCAATAGGTGCAAAAAAAATAATAGAAGCAGCTATACATGATAATCCTGAACATGAAGTAAATAATAGATATAATATATATCGAGATCCACAATTCTTTGGTTATGAAGAAATAATACCTAATTTTTTACACGCCAAAAACTCAGAACACGCTAGACAACTATTTCAAGAATTTAAACAAAATGTTAAAAATGGCTATGGTAGTCCAGCATATATAGCTGGTAGAATACTTGGTGGTTTTACAGATATAACAAGTTTATTTATGTTTACTAAAGCTGGTAATGTATTGCTTAGTGGTAATAAACTATCACAAATAGCTAAGTTTGGTGGTGTACTAGGTGCTGAAGAATTAACAAAACAAGTTTTACATGACAATAGAACAGTTAGAGAAGGTATGATTATAACTGCTGCTGGATTTATAGTACCAGCTATTTTTCCAACTGCTAGAGCTGGTGGTAAAAAATTTGATAAATATGCAAATATGTATGATGAAGCAGATAATATAGCTTCTGATTCTGCTGGTGCTATGAGAAATCCAAAAACTAAGAAAAAGTTTGAAGAAGATTATCAAGCAGAAAATCAAATACAACCAACTGGATTAGGTGTTTTTGGTGAAAAGGGTCCTTTCAATCCTGTATTTAGAGTACTAAAAAATGGCACAAGTAATGCCCAAGAGTTTATAGAAAAAGTATTAGAACTACCTTTACTACAAGTTAAGAACTTTAAAAATATTGCAACTAATCCTAGTATAGAAAGATCAGTTAAAAAAAGATATCAAGATGTGTATATTGTAGAAAAACAAATAGATACATTGTATGATGAATATACCAGATCTATGGGATTAGAATTCAAAGGTAAAATAGAAAAACATATTAAACAAACATTTAACAGAGGTCAAAATATGCTATCTAAAAAAGAATTTAGACAGCAAGTATTTATGTATAGAATGGGTTACCTTGATGATGCTAATGAGTTTGTTAAAAGAGCATCTAGTGTATTAGATAAAAACTTCTATAAAAAGTTAGGTCAGGAATATATTGATCTACAAATACCTCTAAACTGGCACAAACAGTATCTTAAAAAAGTAGATGCTATTATAGCTAACTTAACAAGCGTTGTTGCTAGACGACCAAATTCTACAAGAGCCGCTGATAATTTAGCTAAATTTACAGGGATTAGAAATAAATTACAAAAACGAATTAAGATGTATGAATCAGGTCAAGGTCTGAAAAAAAATTACATAAACATAGTTTATCGTAGAGATAAAATTAACAATGATTTTGCTAACTTTGCTGCAATCATGGAAAAAGAATTAAAGTTTAGATATCCTAATATGTCTAAAACTGAAATAGATGAGTTAATAAATAATTTTAAAACATACAATCCACACATAGAATTACAAACATGGCGTACTATGGTAGATGATAATGTAGATGATTTAACTAACTTTGAAAAAATATCATCAAGGTTTTTTGCTAGAGAGTTAGATATAGATTATAGAGCCTTAATCAAAGCTGGTTTTATAGAAGATGATACTCAGTTGTTAATGAGAGTATATTGGAATCAAGTTATACCAGATATAGAAATAACTAAAGTGTTTGGTGATCCTATGGGTTATGGAACACAATTTGGTAAAGGTAACTATGGTATGGGTATAAAACAGATCAGCAGCAATAAAAGAGGTTGGTGAAAATACTAAAGAAGGTATAGCACTAGCCAAAACTAGAGATAAAATATTAGATGATTTAGATGTAAGTATAGGTCTTATAAGAGGTACATACGGATTAGCTAAAGATCCTAATAGAAGTATTAGTAGAGCTATAAGAATGGGTAAATTATATAATTCTATGACTATGCTTACTGGTATAGCACAAGTAGTAGACACAGCTAGACTTGTTATGATTAATGGTATTGGTAAAACATTTAGATTATCTTGGGAAGTCTTTACATCAGGTATGAGTAAAGAAGTATTCAATATGTCAAAGAAATCTGCACAACTAGGTGGTGAAGCATTTGATATGTACAATAGCTCAAGAGCTATGAGTATGTATGATGTAGGTGATGCCTTTGGTGTATTTAATCAATTTGAAAGAGGTTTATCAAAAGTAGGTAATTTATATTTTACATTCTTAAATTTAAGCAACCCTTGGAACGCTGGAGCAAAAAGTGTTGCTGCATTATTTAATGGCACAAGATTATTAGAATCTGCTGAAGCATGGGGTAAAGGTAGTATATCTAAAGTAAATAAAGCTAGAATGTTAAATCTAGGTATAGATGAAAATATGGCAGCTAGAATATATAACCAATACAAAAAACATGGTGTTGGTAAGAATGGCAAAAAAACACATAAAGATAATGGTGATGACTTTACACAACTAAGAGTAGCTAACTCAGATGAATGGACAGATGATGCAGCTAGAGAGGCTTACCATCAAGCTATTGGTAAACAAGTAAATATAGATATTGTTACACCAAGTAAAGGTGATGTACCTAACTGGGCAAATACAGAAATAGGAGGTATGATTGCACAGTTTAAAAAGTTTGGTATGGCATCTACACAAAGGATGTTATTTAGAGGACTACAAGAAAGAGATTTCAATCAATTACAAGGTGCTTTATTATTACTAGGTGCTGGTGCAGCTGTTGATGCATTTAGACAAAAAGCATTTAATAGAGATTATAGTAAAAAACCATTCGGTCAAAAAATCGTAGATGCATTTGATAGATCAGGTATTGGTGGTGTTTACTCAGATGTAAACAATGCTTTAGAAAGAATGGGAAATAATGAAATAGGTCTTAGACCATTGTTAGGTGCTAAGAAACCTTATGGTACATATAGAGATTTATTTAATAATCCTATACCTGATGTATTAGGTCCAACTGCTAGTCAGATGGCTAACATAGCTGACATCATGTGGACATGGGGATCAGGGCAATACAACCACCATACAGCTCGTAATGTGCGTAGACTAATACCTTTTCAGAATGTATGGTTTTTGGATTCAGCTTTTGACAAAGTAGAAAAAGGTTTAAGATAATGGCATTAGTAATAAACGATACAAATCCTAGAGTACAATACACAGCTACTGGTGGTCAAACCACATTTTCTATTCCTTTCGAGTTTTTTAGTGATAATGACCTTGTAGTAGTAAAAACTGTAGGTACTACAGACACCACTTTAACACTATCATCTAATCCTTCTAGTGCTGCACAATACTCAGTATCTGGTGCTGGTGTTACTGGTGGTGGATCTATAACACTTGGTGGTGGTGCTACTGTAGGTCATAAATATACTATTACTAGAAATGTATCTGTATCAAGATCTACTGATTTTCCAACATCAGGTGTCTTTCCTATTGAAACCTTAAATACTGAATTAGACAAAATCATTGCTATGATACAACAAAAAGGCAATGACATTAACCTTTCACCAAGAGCATCTAGTACAACATCTACTGCTTATGGTCTTATCTTTCCTGAGTTAGTAGCTAATAAAATATTATCTGTAAACAGTTCTGGTAACGCCCTAGAGTTTTCACAATCTATAACAGATGTGTCTACTGTAGCTGGAATTGCATCAGATATTACTACAGTAAGTGGTATATCATCTGCTGTATCTACAGTTGCTGGTATATCATCTAATGTCACTTCGGTCGCTGGTGTTGCCGCCAATGTGACAACTGTAGCTGGAATATCTAGCAATGTAACTACAGTCGCTGGAATGAATAGTAATATATCTTCTGTACTATCTAATGCTTCAAACATAAACTCAGTAGCTGGTAACGCATCTAATATTAATAATGTTGCTAGTAATGAAACAAATATCAATACAGTAGCTGGTAAAGCTAGTTTAATTACATCAGATTTTGCATCTGATCTTAATACTTTAGCAACATCAGATATAGTTTCAGACTTAAATACTTTAGCTACAGCAGATATTGTAAGTGACTTAAATACCCTTGCATCTACCTCTGTAGTAAACAATCTTAATACAGTAGCTGGTGCAGTAAGTAATGTTAATACAGTTGCTGGTGTTGCAAGTGATGTATCTAGTGTTGCTGGTATAGCAAGTAATGTTACTGCTGTTGCTAGTGATGCAACTGATATAGGTAATGTTGCTGGATCTATAAGTAATGTTAACACAGTCGCTGGATCTATATCAAATGTAAATACTGTAGCTGGAGCAAATTCTAATATATCTACAGTTGCTGGTGCAGTTACAAATATTAATACTGTTGCAACAAATGTAGCTGGTGTAAATAGCTTTGCAGATAGATATAGGGTTGCATCTAGTGATCCAAGTTCTAGTCTTGACGCTGGAGATCTTGCTTTTAATACAAGCACTAATCTTTTAAAATTTTATGACGGATCTGCTTGGCAGACCATTACTGCTGATACTGATGTAAAAACTAAAGTATCTGCTAATGATACTACAGCTGGTTTTCTAAATGGTAAATTAGTTGCTGGTAGTAATATTAGCTTTACAGAAGGTAGCGATGGTGGTAATGAAACATTAACAATAGCAGCTACTGCTGGTGCTTCACTAGATGATGCCACAGCTTTAGCAATAGCATTAGGATAGAAAGGACCAAATGGCTAATACATTCAAAGTAAAAACAAATGATGCTATGCCATCAAGTGCTGGTACACCTTTAACACTATATACAGTACCAAGTGCTACTACTTCGGTAGTACTAGGATTATTACTATGTAATATCCACACATCAGCTGTAAATGTTAGTGTTAAGATTGAATCAGATACTTCTGATACAGAAACAAATCAAACTGTATTTGTAGTAAAAGATGCTCCTATTCCTGTTGGTGGTACTCTTGAAGTACTTACAGGATCAAAGGTAGTATTACAAACTACAGATGTAGTAAAAGTTGATTGCTCTGTTTCAGCTAAGATAGATGCAGCATTATCAATAATGGAGATAACATAGAATGGGCTATGTAGGTAGACAACCTTCTGAAGCTATATTAACTAATGATGATATAGCAGATGGTACAGTTACTAAAGATAAAGTAAGTCTTATATCTAATGGTACTGCTGGTGTTACAGTCAAAGGTGATGGTGGATCTAATGATGGATATTTACAAATTAATTGTAGAGTAAACTCA